CCGCCCCCGGCTCAGGGCTGACCCTGTGCCGGGGGTACTTTTTACCTTTTTTGTGCTACAAAATATAGGATTGATACAAAAATATCCCGGCAGTTATAAAACTGCCGGGATATTTTGGAGCTGGCGACAGGAATCGAACCTGTTTGTTTTGACGAATAATCGCTGTATTTTTTGTTTTCACGACTTTTCTACGACCTTACTTTCAAAATAAGAATTTAAGACCTTTTCTGCTTCTTTTATCTGCCGCTCTTTAATATGTGTGTATATCTTACGGGTTGTTGATATGTCGGCGTGGCCTAAAATCTTTTGCGTTTCAAGCTCTCCTATACCAGCTTCATACATGGCGCTTGCCATCTCGTGCCGGAACTGATGGGCCGTAACTGCCGGCTTATACAGATGGGTTGTAGGAGGTTTGCGCTTACGCTCCGGGCCATATGCCTTGTGATACTTGCGTTCTCTCCCCTGCTCTGCTGCATAGTCTATTTCAACCATTCCAAGGTCTTTACAATAATCAAGCCATAGCCGCCTGTATTCATACATTTTTAATGGCGCTTCGCCGCCAAGCAAATAATTATCTGCTTTCTGTTTTCTGGTCAAAAGCTCTTGCTTGAGTGGAGCTAATAGCGGAACGATTCGGATTGCATTTTTTGTTTTGGGGGTCTGTATCGTTGGCTGAGAATTAACCCAGGAGACTTCTTTTGTTATGCTTATTTCGTTTCTTTCAAAATCAATATCTTGCCATTGCAATGCCAGAATTTCCCCAAGGCGGCAGCCTGTGTACATAAACAGCCACGCACACAGTCCAAAACCCTCCGGGTGAGCTTTTACAGCTGCCACCTGTTCTTCCGTTGGCGGCTTGCGTTCTTCTTTTTTTAATCCGCGCGGAAGATCAACAAAAGCGACCGGATTATAGGTGTTATCGCTCTGTATGCACCAGTATTTGAAAATGAGGTTAAGAACGCTATTTGCATTCCGGATTGTGCTTCCTGCCTTACCCTGCGCGGCCTGCTTCTGGTTCCACAGCACAATCATTGCCGGGGTGATTTCTGCCATTGCATACCCGCCAAAGAACTCAAGAATACTCACATATGCCCCATGATAAGCACGGGCATTCCCGGCTTTGATTCTTTTTAGATAATCTTTCCACCATTGTTCTGCAACAATGTCAAAAACTTCGCTCTCTTCCTTTGCCTTTGCCGCATTTTCTAGGGCTTCGTCAATCTTCCGCTGTACTTCGCGGGCGGTCTTGCCGTAAAAATGCACAACTTTTCCGTTTATTTTTCGCTTCTTTTCAATATATCCGTCTGCCCGCTTTTTTACCTGTCCCAAATCAATCCCTCCCCCGACACTATAGGTATAGCTTGTAAAGCTGCGGGTTTTGGCGCGTGGGGCCACAGCCGCGCAAGCGGGTGGGGAGCGCCAAACACAGGCCACGCGTGGCCTGTGACCGCACAAGGCGGTTTCGCCGTAGGCGAAATTACAAGCATAGCTTGTAAAGCCTGCCCGGAGGTGGTACAATACGATTGTCGGGTCGATTGTATCCACTTTTGTGGGCAAGCTGATCTATGGAAACGCTCTCGGTGTTGGCGCACTGGGGGCGTTTTTTTATTTATACCGTTTTATTACTCTTACTCCGGTTGCATCGCCAACAAAGCGTCTGCAGATTGTCCTCGGTCGTCAAGCCCCCCTTGGATACCGGCACAATGTGGTCGATTTCCAGCAGCAGGTGCGGCTCGTCCGCAGTAGATACGCCGCAGTGTCTGCAAGTATAGTGATCGCGTTCCTTGATATGTTGGCGCAGCTTGCTGGTCATAAGCGCCCGCTGACCGGCCACGCTCTTGCTGAACTTGATCTTCTCGGACAAATAGACAACAAAGCGGTTCAGATTGTCAATATCCATAACGATGTCGTAGGTCGTACCCGTATTTCCGCCCGCGCTGGTATACTTAAACTCATATTTCGGAAAGTACAGGGTGCTGAAATCTACTTCCTCAAATCCGAGATTCTTTTCCAGCTTCTTCTGGCTGAACTTTTTGATGGCCCAAGGAATATCTGCAGAAATGCTCTCCAGAATTGCCGCCCGCTCAGCTTTTAAGGCAACCTTGCCATCTTCTGCTGCGGAGAAATCATTCAAAGCTGTTTCAAATTTTCCAAGGGTTTCCTCGTCAGCCTTGATACCGAAATATTTGCAGATGTACTTGAAAGGTTCTTTCCGTGCGTTATCGCAAACGGTGCGGGAACACTCGTAAATATAGGGTGCATAGACCCGCTTTTTCAGTGCATCACGTTTGACATTCCAGCGACTGTTGTCGTGATAGGCCGCCTCGCCGTAGTCGATACGGTTTACCACAAGGGCTGTGTTCTTCAGTTCCTCAATATGGTCGTTCAGATCGTTGCAGTCTCGGATATGATTTTGTATCGTCTCTTTTATGGCTCCGAATTTTTCACCCTTAAAATAGATCACCGCGTAGATTTGATACACAAGCACAATCAAGGCCAGAATCAGCAATAACGGCCAAGCATAAACCAGCAGTATAAGAATGAGGAAAAATCCCAGGCATCCCGTTAAAGCATTCATAAAAACGGCTCCTTTTTATATTGTTTGATTAAAGTCTACTCCCCTGCACTCTGTCCAATAGTGCAGGGCCTTTTTTATATAATCTTCGTCAAAGCTGAAATACTCCGCCAGCTGCCATGGCTCAGTGAATCCACGGGCCATAGCCTGGCGCAGCTCAGACACCGGCAGGTACTTTTCAACCGAAGCCGCAAACGCCCTGTTTTCAGCCTGTTCTTTGATCTCGTATGGACTGTACGCCAAGTAGAACGCCCCACTCAGATAGTGCCCCGCCTCATGAGCTAGCACGGTTCGCTCTTTAGCAGTCGTCTTACAGCGCGAACGGTCAATGACCAGAAAATTATCCATAAAAGCAATGGCTGTGTTGGCTTTGAGCTTCAATTCGGCCACATCCACGCCAAGCCCCTGCAGGTCATTATACATTGCACCGACAGACGTGTTCATCCTGTTTAACCTCCGGTTCCTTTTCGTTTGTTCCGTTCTGCCTTCACGCGCATGGACGCCATAATGTCGTCAATGTCATCTTCCGTCAAATGGTCTTTTACCTTGCCATAAAAGGCAATCAGCTGGTCCTGCATACCAACCTCTGTCTGGGCATCACTGATCAAATCGTCCACAGATACCCCGAAATACGCTGCTACTTTGGTAAGGGTATCGCCCGAAGGTGTAGCCCCGGTCTTTTTCCACTTGGTCACAGTTGAATTGCTCAGCCCAATTTCGTCTGCCGCACGGCTAAGACTTATGCCTTTGCTTTTGCAAAGAGCAGCATACATGTCATAAAACACAATTTCCGACGCTCCTTTTTGTACAGAGCGCTCAAAACTAACCAAATTCAGATTTTACGCTTGACTTTCTAACTAAATTCAGATATTATAGTGACACAGATTGAATCTAGTAAGGCATAGAAAGCCCCACAGTCTGTTGGCTTTGGAAAGATTTTTGCGCTGATATTTGTTAGCGCTTTTATCTTATCGCAAAATCTAACCAAAGTCAAGTTTTAGCAGAAAGAGAGGTTAGATTTGTATGCCTGCACAATGGACGGGCGAACTTGTTGGACGAATGCACAACGCGGGCGTTACCGCAAAGCAGTTGGCGGCCGAAATGGGAAAGAACCCCAAGTATGTTTCCCAGGTATTGAATGGGCACTATTCGCCCAAAAAGGCCGAAGCCGAGTTCAACGAAGCTTTCAAGAGACTTATATCCCCCAACCCATAAACCCATTCTACCACAACCCCTGTCCCATAGTCCGGACTTTGAGCCGGAATGGAGCAGAGAATGAACATTTTCAAAGGAGGATATCCATGGCAAGAGAAAAAGACGGCTACCGGGACGCGCTGGAACGCATCCGCAGCCAGGCTTCCGGTGAGCTTGTTACCGTGAAAGAAGCCGCGCGGATTGTGTACGGCGATGACACCTACGCATCGGTGCGCTGCATCACTACCCTATCGGGCTGGATTACAAGCGGGCGCGGCAAGCGAATCCCCGCAACCGTTCTGGCCCGCCAGATTTGCTGAATGCAGCATCGCTAAAAGGAGGTATTCCCTTGACCACCGAAAAAATCACCACCCGCATGGGCAGCACGACCGTAACCCAGACCGCCGAAGGTTTTGAGCTCAAAAAGGGCATCTGACAAATCGTGTGGAATCCACATGAATCGGCAGATGTGAACAAAAATTCACAAATGTGGAAAAGGAAAAAATTTTGATTGATAAAGCAGACGAATACATAGCTAAAGCGCCTACACTAACGATTTTCGATGGTCTTGTTAAGGCAAAAAGCGTTTTAACCAACAATAAAAACATTCTTGCTTCAGTTTCAGGCGGTGCAGATAGTGACTGCATGATTGACATTGTTGAGAACCTTATTCCAAGAGACGGTGAGCATGATGTGACTTATGTTTGGTTTGATACGGGTGTTGAAATGGATGCCACAAAGCGGCATTTGTCATTTCTTGAAGAAAAATACGACATTAAAATCCATCGTGAGCGCGGGAAAATGCAGGTAGCCGGAGCAGTTCGTAATGTTGGTTATCCGTTTTATAGTAAGCAATTTGCCGAGTACATTGGACGCCTACAGAAACACAATTTCCAATGGGAAGATGAAGCATTCGATGTACTGTGCGCCAAATACCCAAATTGCAAGGCAGCTCTTCGCTGGTGGTGCAATGCTTGGAAAGATGAACCTCATAAACCACTTCAAACAGAAATTTCATCTGCAAAGCTGATGAAAGAATTTATGATGGCGAACCCACCAACTTTTAATATTTCAAGCCGTTGCTGTACCGAATCAAAGAAAAAGGTTGGTGATGCCGTGCGGAAAAAATATGGAGGAGACATCCAATTAGTCGGAATACGAAAAGCTGAAGGTGGAGTGCGTTCAACGAGTGTTAAAAGTTGTATGACAGACGGAGCGCATGGAAAGCAGTATTATCCACTGTTTTGGTGGAAAGCTGAGGATAAGGCAGCATTTGAAGCAACCTATAACATAATCCATAGTGATGCTTATACAGTATATGGATGCAAGCGCACAGGTTGCGCAGGATGCCCATTTGCTGGACATTTTGAAGACGAACTGACGATGCTACGGCAACACGAACCCAAACTTGCGAATGCAGTCGAACATATTTTTGCACCGTCCTATGAGTACATTCGAGCCTACAGAAAGTACCGAGATACAGTTAAAAATCGTTCTTAAAATTGCCAATTAAAATTGCCAAGATGTAACAAACTTTTTTTCATCTTTTTTTCGCGCACAGCGGCCCGGCCCCCGCACCGCAAACCAACTACCACCACCGGCACAGCGCCCCTGGGCCGATCTGATTTGAAAGGAGTACATCATGCCCCAAACAAAAACAGCCGCCCCGGTGCTGCAACACCGTGACGGCCAGACGAAAAAATTCATCACCTGTATTTTACCCTACATCAGCCCCATTTGCAAGGCTTTCGCCAATTTCACGCTAACGGCCTGCGGGCTGGGCGCACTGTGCGCCGTGGCCGCCCTGGCCCAGGGCGGCGGAGCGTCTGCCCTGGCCGGGCTGGCTGGCTGCCTGCTGGGTGGGTGGGCTGCGCTTAAAGTACATTACCTGGAGTAACCGATGGAAAAGTTTTTATTTTATTGCCTTTGCGGCGCGGCGTGGTACCTTTGCCTGTGGGCGATCCACCACGCGCTGCTGGCGCTGGTGGTTGGGGCTTGAACACCCCCACACCGGCAGAAAGGACCCCTGAATGGAAAATGCCAAACCAAATATTTCCCCGCGGCGCGGCATGACGCCGTTAGAACGCGCCTGGGCCGCTGCCCTGTGCGCAAGCGGGGATGCCGTTGCCAACATGGGCACGGATGCCCTGCGCCTGGCAGCAGCCCAAAAGCCGCAGAACGTAACCAGCGCCGGCATTATGGAGAGCACTCACAAGCTGGCGCGCGCCTGCCGGATCATTGACGTCTCGACCGCCAGCACCCCGGCGGCCCAGAAAGCCGCCGACGCCTATGCGCTGGAAGCTGCCCTGTACGCCGTGGCGTATGAAACCGCCCGCCTTGTGCGGTCTGACATGTGGCCGCTTGTGGTCATGCGGCTGGACGCGGCGCAGGAAGTTGGCACAAGAACATCCGACCTGCACATCCGCCAGCCGTTGGGCAAGCTGATTATGCGCCGCCACCCGCTGGCCGTGCGCGGATCGACCGCCCAGAACCTGGTGGAAGAGCTGCTGTACGCCGCGGCAAAGCGCGGCAGGCGGCAGCAGGACTGGGCAAGCGCGCTGGAAGCCGCCGTGGCCTGCGGCTGCATGATGGACGCTGTGCTGAACTACCCACCCAGATGGGAGAACCAAGATGGAAAATGAAGAATTTGTAATTGCGGAAGGCTTTTTGCCGGACGGCACCCCGGTGCTGCCGGGCGCACGCCTGACCGATGAAGCAATACATTGCATTGCCCCCGTGCTGGCGGAGCTGTTTGCGGCGGCACTGGCACGGGAAACCAATAAGAAAAGCGAGGCATGAACGATGGAAGCCAGAGAATTAAAGGACATGACCGCCGTGCTGCGGTCCATCAATGACGGCAACCCCAGCAACGCAGAGCGCTGGGTGAACCTGACCCAGCGCGTGATCCGCGCCGAATACCGCGCCAACACGGCAGAGCGAGCCGCCGCCCGCAAGGATTGGGAAAAGCAGAACGCCGAAGACGATGCCTGGATGGCCCGCTGCCGCGCCGAAGAAGCCAAGCTGGCAGCGCGGCAAGCACGGGAAAATGCAAGCCTGTGGCGCTGGATCGCTGTGGGCATGGGCATTGCACTGACCTTTGCGGTTGCTTTTGGCACTCACGAGATGAACGAAGCCGCCCGCTGGCGGTATGAAGCCCAGGGAATGAGTCAAATGGAGATTGTTACCCCGCAGAATCAGAACACGGCGGTGCAGCCATGACGGTGCTGGAATGGCTGCAGGAACTGGAAGAGGAAGAGCGGATCGTCAAGGTTGGCTGCGTGGACAACACCCTGCGGGGCCTGCGCCGCTGCACCGCCAGGATGGCCGCCGCCAGCTACCTGCACTGGGCCTGCCCGGAATACCTTGCGCCGCAGCTGGGGCTTGCATTTGAGTGCAAAAGCCCGGCGGTCAACAACGAAAAATTCTGCGAGCGCTGCGCGGCGGCGTTTTTGTCCGCGCAGATGCCGAACACGGGGAGGGTGAAAAAGCCATGGACGCACCAATGACGCCGCGGGAGGCCGTGGCCTGGCTGTTGGAAAACACCGCTGCCACCCGCAAAACCTACTGCATTATACTGCGCAGCACCAACGGCGTACACAACCCCGGCACGCGTGGCATGCTGATCTGCCAGGCGGCAGAGCTGGCAGGCCGCCTGCACGCTTACCGGGAAAGCCTGCACCACATGATGCAGGCCGGAATGATACCAGCCGATCTGCTGGACGATGTGAAGGAAGTGCTGAAATAATGATCTGCTATCTTATTACTGCCGGGGTTGTGGTCCTGGGGCTGCTGGCTACCTGGACCAGTGGCCGGGATGTGGGCTACCGCAATGCCATGCGGGATGCAGAACGGCTGCACGATGATGATGATGATGTATTCCGCCCCGGCAAAGGCGGCCGCCAATGACGGCGGAGGAACGCGCGGCCCTGATTGACCGGCTGGCCCCGCTGATCATTGAGGAACGCCGCAAGGCCGCAGAGCAGAACCCCAAGCGCCCGCCCTGGTACATGATGAACATTGCCCACCCCGTGATGGGCTGGCTGTACAACCAGTACCTGGCCAAGCTGGGCGAGGTAAGTCCGCCCGGCGATGCCTGCCGCACCCGGTTTGAGCTATCCATATTGCACCCGGCTGTGCTGAAAAAGCTGGCCGAGCACTACAAGATCCAATAACCCCGCCCCGGCGGGGCAGATATGCCGCCAAAGCTGCACGAGGCCGCGGCGGCCCCTGAATCCTCCCACAGTTGCTGCGTGGGCAAGTACGGCAACACCACTGTGCAGGTAATGCACAACGCCCGGCACCGGCCACTACTCACGGCTTGTGCCCGGCGGCCGCCTGTTAGCTTTTCAGCCCGGCTTTTTCCACCGGGTGCCAGGCCCCTGCGTGCAGATTGCCAAGCGCCGCGGGTGCGCCTGGGCAGGCGGGTTTTTATGGTGCGTGTGCAGCACCGGCATGGCCCAAGCAACCCATGCCGCCCGGATCAACACCGGGACGCACTGCCAAAGAATGGGAGGTTGAATGATACCAATGACAATTTTTGATCCCAACTGCCTTTATGTCATTAAGTGCCTGGCCCTTGTGTTTGTTGCGGCCCCCTGCGTGCTCTTTGCCGGCGGAATGCTGATCTGCCTGCTGATGTGGTGCGGGCTGCACATCACCCGCGCCATGCACCTGCGGCGGCTGGGCCTGCCGCGTTGCGGGCGCTGCCGCTACTGGGCCACCGTGCAGTGCCCGCTGTATGGCCGCAACACGCCAAGCGACTTTTGCAGCCGCGGAGAAAAATGAGGTGACCAATGGAACGAAGCTGTAAAAACTGCCAACAGCGCCGCGTGGGCTGCCATGCCAACTGCGAACGTTACAAGGCCGACTGCGCCCAGGATGCCAAGCGCCGGGCCTATGAGAAACAGTTTGCGTATCTGGACAGCATGCCGCAAACCGCCACCGCCTTAAAAAAGACCCTTGCACCCCGGCGGGTTGGAGGGCAACAGTAAAACAGAAAGGATGGAATCAATGACAAGGGAAAAGTGCATCAAGCTGATCATGGGCACGATGGGGCTGCCGCAGCCGCGTGGGGCTGAGATGGTATTCCGGTGTATGCAAGAGGAACTGTACAAAAGGGATGGATCGCAGCCAAGCAACAAAGAAGTGCTGGTAGCCCTGCTGTTTGAGATGGGCGAAGCGGGGCCCGGTTGCGGCGTATCAGCGCTTGACAGACTTTTAGCCATTGTCAGCCGCCGCATTATCGAAACAAAAACCGCAATCATCCACGACCGCCTGATGGGCGGCCCTGCAAAAGAAACCCAAGCGTGAACCAAAGCCGCAGCCCTTAAACCAGGGCGGCGGCTTTCGCAAAACCGGGCACAGCTTACCTATTATATAGAGCATGTGGCTGCGCAGCCGCAGCGAGCTGCCGCCAAACGGTCCGAAGGGGGGCCGTGTGGGCGGCTTGTATAGGGGTTATTTCAAGGTCCATTCTCCCCCAAAGAAAGAAAAGAGGTGAACAGCATGAAATCTGCCAGAAAGCAATACATCCGAGAGCAGAAAACAATCTGCGGTGATAGCTATGCCGAGGTAGATTTTTGCTGGATCACAGAACAGGAACACCGGGCGGGTCCCCGCAGCAAGAAGAAGTTTGCCAGCAGCCTGGCCCAGCAAAAGCGCAACCGGGAACGATCGGCGCGCCTGCTGGTACAACTGCTGAACACAAATTTTGACCAGCGGGGTTTTGCTCTTACCATGACCTACGAAGACATGTGGCTGCCGGATGACGATGAAGCCGCCTGGAAGGACGTATACAACTACCTGAAACGGGTGCGCCGATGGCTGACCCGGAAAAACTGGCAGGATGCAACACCCATCAAGTGGGTGTGCGTGACGGAGAACCAGGAAGCCGACCCAGCCAACGGCCTGAAAGAAGTGCGATACCATCACCACATGGTGCTGCAAGTGGACGGCCTGACCGCCGAACACCGCGCCGCCCTGCGTGATGCGCTGGAAGATCTGTGGTGCACCGGCCGCAGCCGGGAGCCGCTGGGCACCGTAAATGCCGACCGCCTGCAGCCAGAACACGATAGCCTGGAAGGGCTGGCAAAGTACATGCTGAAATACCCCCGCCGCCGCAAAAGCTGGCATGCAAGCCGCGGCCTAAAGCGGCCCACCTACCCCCGCCCCAATGATACCCACTGGACCCCGCGCAAGCTGGCCGATGCCTGCACCATGCGCGTGGACGATGCTGATTATTGGGAGCGGCGCTACCCCGGTTACAGGTTTTTGGGGGCTGTGCCAAGCTATAACGAGGAGCGGGCCGAATGGCGGCTATACATCAAGCTGCGCCGGAAACGCAGGTAATACAACGTTATCCCCCGCCCCGGCGGGATAAAATAAAACAATAGGGAGTAAACGCAAATGGAAAACAAGCAAAAAGCGCTGGAAATGGTTGCAACCATGCAGCAAAAAGAGGAAAGCGGCAGCCTGCTGTGGTGCGTGGCCGAAGACCTGAAAAACACCATCAATGGCATGAACGAAGACGAGGCAAGGGTGGTTGTTACGGATTTTGAAGCCGGAACGCATGATCTGAAAACCTGCGAGAAAGCGATCCACGACTATGCCAACAAGCACAAAAGCGGCGGTTCTGCCTGCTGCCCCGGCCCGGCCGTGCCGGGTATCCTGCGCGTGCATTTTGGCCTGCCGGAGAGCGGCCAGAGCACCGCACCCGCCCCGGAGGAGCGTCCCAAACGCCAACGCCTGAACATTATGGATTTCATGTAAGGGGACGAGAGTATGAGAACGCTGGAAGAATACGTGGCCATGATTCCGGCCGCGCCGCCCGCTGACATTGACCGCTATCTGGACGCCCTGGGCAGAAAACCGCTGGCTATAACCAGCTACCGGTGCATATCACGGGATGATGCCGAATCCCGCCTGGATTGCGAAGATTTCCGGGCTGATCTGCGCCCCAGTGCCGCCATACGCCCTGCCGCCCTGTGGTGCAGCGAGTGTGAAAGCTGGTATCTGGCGGAATACGTCCCGGCCTATGGCGTGCCCTGCAGCCCAAACCTGACATACCAGAACAACAGCGGCGTGCAGGTCGTGAACGTTGAGCAAGACACCATTGACAAAAAGCGAAACGGCGAAACCATGGTATGCCCACTGTGCGGTGCTCAAACGCAGCTGCGCAACGTGCAGGAGCTGCGGTACGGGCGGGCAGCCCAAGACTTTATCGCGGTGCCCACCGTTGCGGAAAACTGCCTAGTATTAACGCAGTGGTGCATTGAGCGCCACATGTACGAAGGTTACCGCCACACCGAGCGGAACGCTATTAACGCCTTTGTGGTTGATGGCCGGCGGATCATCAAGCTGGCACACTACCAGTACAACGCTATGGCTGGCAGCTGGCGGAACCTGGGCACGTGGGTACAGCGCGCAAAACTGGTAGATGATATTGGCTGCCCGAAAATGTACGCCGCAAACCTGCCAGATTTGGGCGGTACCGGCGCAGAGAATGCCAAACTGTGGGAGTACATGGAACAATCAAACGCAGCAAAAACGTTTTACCCGGTGGCATACCTGCGGCTGTATTTTAAGCACCCCAATGTTGAGAACCTGGTAACCGCAGGGCTGGGAAACTTGGTGGGCGACGGAATCAACGATGAAATGAAATATCACTACTATACCGGACTTGCCCCGCAAACAGCGGCTCCAAAGCTGGAGTGGGTGGACTGGAAAGAAAAACGCCCTGCCCAAATGCTAGGTATGACAAAGCAAGAATTGCGAACTTGGAGAGAGTACGGTCTGGGAGTTGACTGTCTGAGAACGTGGCAAGAGCTGGATACGCTGCCATGCGGCGTAAGCTTCCACGACCTTTGCGCCGCGATGAAAGCCATCGGAGCATACGACACGCGCCGGATTTTGCGCGAAAAACTGCCGATGATGCGGACCCTGAATTACATAGAGCACCAAGAGCAGGATCTTACGCAGCTTGAGGATTATTGGCGCATGGCTGCCGTGGCCGGCTGTGACCTGAACCAGGACGCAGTGCGCTGGCCCAAAGACCTGCGCACCGCCCATGACCGGATGAGCGAAACAATACAGTACGAGCGGGTAAGTGGCAAATGCCAGCAAGCGTTCGCCGCCATGACGGCCCGCTGCGCCGGGTTGGCATGGGAACATGATGGGATTTGCATTCGCCCGGCGGAAACGTCGCTTGAGCTGATCCGGGAGGGCAGCACCCTGCACCATTGCGTTGGCAGATACTCAGATGCCCATGCACGGGGCAAAATTATCCTGTTTGTGAGGCATACCCGACGGCCAGAACGCAGCTGGTACACCCTGAACATTGACGTAACCAGCAAGAGAGAAATCCAGCTGCATGGATACGGAAACGAATTTGCCCACGGCAAAAAGCTAAAAATACCCCGGCGGGTCCGGGAATTTGTGGATCTGTGGGAGCGCGAAGTGCTAGCTAAGTGGCAGCTGCCACCAGAGCAGAAAGCCAAGAAAAAGAAAAACAAGGCCACCCAGGCAGTGGCATGATAGGAAGGTGAAAGCATGGACGAAATAGTGGTCCGCCTGAAATCAGGAGAAGAAATTATATACCCGCACCCCGCGACGGCAGAATGGAAGGCCATTCCCAATGCTGTAATAGTCATAACAAACGGCAGCCAGGCGGTTGATATATACAATGCCAACGAGGTTGTTTTTGTGATACATCGCGAAAAAGAGGCACCAAAAGTTGAGGAGGAACCGAAAAAATGAAATACGATAGCGAACAGATGACGTTTGTGGGTGCCGCCGCTACGGCGGAAGAATCTGCCGCTCTGCGCCTGCATTATGAGATCATGGCCGCAGCGCAGGCAGCGGCGGCCAGCCTGCTGGATCTGGCCCGCAAAATCAAACTAATGCGGGATACCGGTGGATACAAGGCCCTGGGCTTTGACACGCTGGAAGCCTACACACTGACCACCATGGGCATGAAGCAGCGCCAGGCGTATAACTACATTGCCATTGCCGAAAAACTGCCCGCGCAGCTGATAGAGCAGAACGCGGCCGCGGGCGTTACTAAGCTGGCCTTGCTGGCGCAATTGAGTGGGCAGGAGCAGCAGCAGATTACAGCGGAAACCAACCTGACGGAAACGACAGTGGCCGAGCTGAAAGCGCAGATCAAAGAGCTGCAGGCCAAAAATGCCGGGTATGCCGAACAGCTCAGCCTGCTGCAGAATCAGCCGCCGGTGGCTGAGGTACAGGCCGAAGAAGTGGACATGGATGCCCTGCGTGCGGAGATTCGCGCCGAAATGAAGGCTGAAATGGAAAGCCAGCGCCGGGCCGACGCCAAAATGACCGAGCTGAACCAGAAAGAGCGCGATGAAGCCATAAAGGCCGCACGGAAAGCCAAAGAAGAGCTGGAAGAAATACAGCGCGCTGCGGCGGCGGCCAAACAGGCACACGCTGAAGAACTGGCCAAGACCCGCCGCCAGGCCGAGGAAACCGCAGCCAGGCTGAACATGGCCGCAGATGAATCCACGGTGCGCTTTGGCCTGCTGTTTGACCAGCTGCAGGACGCCGCTGGGAAGGTGCTGGATCTGGCTGACGCCGTGCAGCAGACCGGAGAGACTGAAAAGGCCGGAAAGTTCCGCGCAGCGCTCTACAAAGCCTTGCTGGCCCTGGCAGATGAAGCGAATGGGGTGCAAAAATGATGAAAGCATTTGCAGCGGGCGTGCGGCTGGGTATTTTCCTGCTGGGCGCGGGGGTTGGCCTGGCTGGCGGCTTGACCATCGGGCTGGGAATTATAGCTTTTATTGCATGGATTGCGGAAACGCTGAAACATAACAACCGCCGGGAGTAAGCAAAGGGAGGGCATACGCATGGGTAAAAACAAACGCCTGCCGAACGATACCGTACTGGCAGCCCTGCAGCTGGTGCGCGGCCAGGCCAGGCGCAAGGCCGAGTATAAGCGCCAGGTGGATGAGATCATCCTGCGCAGCGGCACAAATTTTGTAGATACCACAACCCGCTGCGGCACACCCGTGCGTGTGTACCTGCCGTGCGCCAACGGCAGCGCCAGCGACATCACCGCCGATAAGGCCGAGGCGATCCAGCAGCTTGAGACACAGCGGGATGTGCAGATCATGCGAGCCATCGATGCCGCCGCGGATGAGATCGGGGCGGACATCCAGAGCGCCACGGTACGGGCCGCGCTGCAAAAGGCTATTGCACTCAACTGCAAGGACTGCCGCACCTGGACATACGAGCGCCTGGAAATGCCGGGAATTAGCCGGATAGAATTCTATCGCCGCCGCCGCAAATATTTGGAAAATGTTGCGCAACGCGTAGGAATTGGCTAAAAGTTGATACTGTGCAAGATTTTTTAGTGCTAGAATTGATATCATAGAATATTGAGAGGACAGCCCACCGGCTGCCCTCTTTTGTTTTGGAGTGTAACCCATGGCAGATAAAAACAACAAAACAACCAACCCCTGCGCCCGCTGTATCTGGCGCATGTGCGGCAACGAACGGGTGATCTGTTCCCTGCCGCACTGTGTGAACCCGCAGCAGTGCGAGCGGCCCAAACATAAAATCGGCCCCGGCGGATGCTGGACCTATCAGCGACCGCTGAGAAAGGCTCCCCTATGACTAACCCCCGGTATGCCAACGGAGCCCTGCGCAGGAAACACCGGGCGCGGCTGAAAGCCATGGGCGCGCCGTGCGGAATCTGCGGCGGACGCCTTGGCCCGATCCATTACGACGAACCATCTGATGCCGCGCACCCGCTCAGCTTTGTGGTGGATGAGATACGCCCCGTTGCCCGCTGGCGCGAGTTCGGGTACGCATCCCCGCGGGCTGCGGCTGAAGATTGGGACAACTTACAGGCTGCGCATTACTGGTGCAACGCGCAGAAAGGCTGCAAGCTTTCGCCCGCAAAACCCAATTCGGCGCAGCACACCCGCACACAAAGGCCTCCTGCAGACGGCAGCTGGTGAGGGGTGGGGAGGGTCCCCCGCCCCGGCCGGCGGGCGACCCCAAGCCGTCCAGCGCCGATTTACCCCCGCAAAAAATAATTTGATGGGGGGTGGTATCAAAACAGGAAGGAGAAGCAAAAAGTGGCAGCAGATACTTCTAATCGCGCGCGCGCGGAGATCGCGAAAAGGTCTGCCGCAGAGCGCAGAAAACTGGCTAAATTTTTGGCCAAAAACGGATTGAATGACGAAAAAATCAAGTCGCTTGACCCGGTGATTTTGAATGTTTCGTGGATGAAATCCAAGCTGGACGATGCCAGGGAAGCCATCGGTGAGGAAGGCATCACGGTGGAATATGACAACGGCGGTGGGCAGTCGGGCGTGAGAGAGAACCCGGCCTTCCGGGCTTATGAGGCATTGTGGAAAACGTACCTGTCTGGATTGGATATGCTGATTAAGCTCCTACCTGTTGAGGTGCCGCAAGAGCAAATATCCGACATTAAGCCGACAAGCGTACTCACTCTGGTGCAGAATCGGAGAAAACAGGACGCATGACCGGCGCACAGATTCCAAGATACCGCATCGAGCCGGAGCGCGTTACGACCGACGGTGCGGACGCCGCAGCGCTGATGGCCGCCTACGGCAATGCGCTGGATGAATGGCAGCAGCTGGTGCTGGACTGCTGGCTGGGCCGGGATGCATCTGGGCGGTACACCGTGACCTCTGCCGGGCTGGCCGTGCCCCGGCAGAACGGAAAAAACGTGTGCCTGGAGGGGCGAGAGTTTTTCGGAATGGTCATCAACGGTGAGAAGATCCTGCACACCGCCCATCAGGTGCGCACGGCGAAAAAGAGCTTTAACCGGCTGGCCCGGATGTTTACCGACAAGCGGCACCCGGAGGTGCTGGAGCTGGTGAAAAACATCCGCTACACCAACGGCGAGGAGTGCATCGAGCTTCTGAACGGCGGGAGCATTGAGTTCTCGGCCCGATCCCGGCAGGCGGCCCGCGGCTTTGACGGCATCTCGCTGGTGGTCTATGACGAGGCACAGGAGCTGACGGACGACCAGGTGGAGGCCATCATGGCCACGCTGGCCGCATCGGCCACCGGCACCCGGCAGCTGATCTATACCGGAACCCCGCCTTATCCGGGCTGTCCCGGTGACGTATTCCGCCGCCGCCGGACAGCCTGTCTTGGCGCACCGGGCGCGCACGATGCCTGGCACGAATGGTCAGTGGAGGGAGAGCAGGTTGACAAGATCGACCTAGAAGATCGCGCGGTCTGGTATCAGACTAACCCGGCCATGGGCATTCGGCTCAGCGAGGAGTTTGCGGCGGAGGAGTGCCGGAGCATGAGCGCCGACGGCTTTGCCAGAGAACGCCTGGGCTGGTGGAGCCCCGTTCTGACGGAGCAGAGCGACAAGGCGCTGGATGGCCGGGCCTGGGAAGCCTGTGCCAGCGAGGCGGAAAAGCCGGACGGCAAAACCGCTTACGGCGTCAAGTTTGCCGCGGATGGTTCCACTGTCTGCCTGTGCGGCGCGGTGATCCCGAAAGATGGCCCGGCCCGCGTCTCGCTGATCGAACAGCAGCCCACCGGCCGCGGCCTGGCCTGGCTGGTGGACTGGCTGAACGAACGCTATGACCGCGCAAGCTGTGTGGTGATTGATGGCCGCAACGGGGTGGACGTACTGGTGGAGCGCATCCGTCCCACCTGGAAAGCCAAAAGCGCCGTGCTCCGCCCCTCTGCCAGGGACGTAATCGCATCGGTGGGGCTGTTTACCACCACCGTGAACGAGCGCGGCCTGACCTGGTACAAGCCGCAGCAGGCCCTTGCCGAAAGCGCCGTTACTAGCACCAAGCGTCCCATCAGCGGCGGGTATGGCTTTGGCGGCGACAACAGCCTGCCGCTGGAAGCCTGCGCCCTGGCACTGTGGGGCGCGAAAACCTGCAAACGCGACCCAACCCGCAAAATGCGCATTGGATAAAGGAGAACCATGACGACTACCCTAAATTTTGGTATTGTGGCCGGGCTGACCGCCGCGGAACAGCAGCAGCTCAGCGACCTGGCCGAGGCGTACACCTATCACCAGAGCCGCAACGCCACCAAAGACAAATATTATGAGGGTCATGTGACCCTGCGGGATGTCAACCTTGGCATTGCCCTGCCCACAGGGCTACGCGGGCTGGAGGTCGGCTGCAGCTGGGGTCAGAAAGCGGTGGACGTACTGGCCGCCCGCAGTATGTTTGACGGCTTTGTGGGCACCGGCGGCAGTCTGGACAGCCTTGCCCGGCTGGTGGCGGATAACCGCCTTGTGGCCGAATACGCCAAAGCCTGCCGTGATGAGCTGAAATACGGCTGCGTGTTTGCCACGCTTTCGGCTGACGATGCGATCGGCTGCCGGATCCGGTTCCACTCCCCTGCTGCGGCCGCTGCCCTGTGGAGCGGCGAGAAAGGCCGGATCGACTGCGGCCTTGCCATCATCGACACCATGAAGGACGAAAAGGACGAAGGGAAATGGACCCCGTCCATCGTCAACTTCTATACCGACACCGCCCTGATCGTACTGACCCGCGAAGGGACCGTTTGGACAGCAAAACGGCATCCCAATAAGATGGGGCGGCCGCTGATGGAGCCACTGATCTGGAACGCCACCAGCAGCAAGCCGTTTGGCCGCTCCCGGCTGAAACGGCCCATCCGCTCACTGATTGACGATTATGTCCGGGTTGTGGCCAACGCCGCCATTGCGCTGGAGTTTGACACCACGCCGCAGAAATACATCCTTGGCGTGACGGATGAGCAGTACGATACCATCGTATCGGACAAGTTCCGGCAGTATGTCGGGGCGATCATCGCGGCCACGACCAACCCCGAAACCGGCGAAAAGCCCGCGTTCGGCCAGCTGGCGCAGGGCAGCCTTTCGCCGCACGTTGAAAAGATGCGGATGACGGCCACCCAGTTTGCCGCTGCCACCGGTCTGACCGTGACCGATGTTGGCGTGGTGAACGATGCCAACCCCACCAGCAGCGATGCCATACTGGCCCAGAGCCAGACCCTTGTATTGCTGGCCCAGCAGCTGAACACCGGCAACGGCGATGCACTACGCACCATTGCCCGGATGGCCCAGGCCATTGCCCGCAAAGTAACGCTGGATGAGCTGACCGAGGAAGAGCGGGACGTGATGGCCCACTTCAAGAACCCGGCGATGCCCAGTGTAGCCGTGACCGCGGATGCCGCCATCAAGATTGCTTCCGCCCGGCAGGAGTTTGCCGCCACCGACACGTTTTTGGAGATGATCGGCTTCGATCAGGCCGACATCCGGCGCATCCGGGCGCAGGAACAGCGGGTGCGGGGCCAACAGGTGCTGATGGAGATGGAAGACGATGCAGATAACAGCCAACGCCTGGAATGAGTACATCACCCGGCTATCCCGCCTGAACCGGAAAGCCGGACAGCTCATGCGGGAATACATAGGCTCTCACGGCACCGAAAACACGGCCGACCTGATTGCCTACGCTTACGGACTTGTGACGAAATACGGTGAGGGCAGCGCAGAGCTGGCCTGCCAGATGTATGACGCCCTTGCCGAAGCGGCCAACGCCGGGGTGCCCGCCGCCGAGCCTGCCATACCGGCAGACTATGGCGAGGTTGCCCGCATGGTGAACGCCACCAAGGACCAAAACCCGGCCAACCTGCCCAACGGCGTCAGCCGCCTGGTCAAGCGTGCCGGGGCCGATACCACCCTGAAAAACGCTGTCCGCGACGGGGCTGAGTGGGCCTGGGTGCCGCACGGCGATACCTGCCCGTTCTGCATCACGCTGGCAAGCAACGGCTGGCAGAAAGCCAGCAGCAAGGTGCTGAAAGGCGGCCACGCCGACCACATCCACGCCAACTGCGACTGTGAGTTTGCCATCCGGTTTGACCACAATACCACTGTGGCGGGATATGACCCGGAAAAATACCTGAAACAGTACCGGGATGCGGGCGGAGACATCAACAAAATGCGGCGGGTGAACTACGCCGCCAACAAGGAGCGCATCAATGCCCAGAAACGGGCGGCGTATGCCGAAAGACAAAAGTATTTGATCAGTGCTGCTGAGAGAGGGAAAGGTCCCATTACGAAAATCACTGATTCCGTAATCAATGATTTCCCCGCTGTTAAGGTCGATTGGTTTACCGAAGATCAAAACAAGCAATTTAGATCGTTACATAAAGAACTGCTTCAAACTTCTCGCGACAAAAACAACTGCTTTGAAACAGCTTTTATTGTTTCAGGAGATTTAAGTCGAAAGACTATTGTATTTGGCGATGAAACCACAATCTCTATTCCACCGCTTTCAACTGGCTTAAATAGTTGGATTTTGCATAACCATCCGAGAAACAGCAGCTTTTCAATTGAAGATATCGCAGCTGTTACTATTCCTGGATATCAGGGAATCACTATCGCCAAAAACAATGGCGGATTGGAAATATTGACGAAATCTCCAAATTGTGATAACATCAGATTGCAAAATGATGTGCGACGTTTTCTTATAAGAAAACCCAACAAAATATCTGATTCAGACGCACAAAAAATGATTTCAAAATGGGTTGAAAAGGGGTGGGTAAAGTGGCTGATAGTAGAAAAGCAGAAGTGAATTTTTCGGATTTTGAAGCGGTGGATTTTAGCGATTCCGACCTTGTACTGGATGGCGATTCGGAAGCATTTGCCAAGTGGTATTTGGAAAAAACAAAGTCACTTGCTCCGCTGGATGACATCAAAGAAGACACCTGAACCACGATGCACACGCACCGTGGTATTTTTATGCCCATTTTTACGAAAAGGATTCAAGGAGGACGACATGGAACTGAAAGACACTGTAAAAGGCATGATGAGTGACGACTACAAAGAGCGCATGGCAGCCGAGTATCACCAGACCAAAATCCGTTACGAGAAGCTCAAAAAGCTGAACACCAGAATGGAGGCAAAAGTTATTTGCACATCCAGCGCGGTCGAGCCCCAGATGGATGGTACTCCCGCACGCCTGTTGCGTGATCAGCAGCGCATTATGGGGGAGTATCTTCACATTCTGGAACTTCGGGCGGAGATTGAAGAAATCTTCATCTGAATTTTTCATGTGCTTTTGCACTCAACTGCAAAGGCACTTTTATTATGCCCACTCCAGCCGCATGAGGCCGGAGCGGGCAATTTTTATACCAAATTTTGCCCGGCATGGCGTAAAACTGTACAGCCAGAGCGGATGCGACCCGCGTAAATAAAAGCGCAGGCAGAAAGGACACAACATGAAACGCGAAGACGTAAAGAAGCAGATCCCCAACATCACCGATGAGCAGCTGGACTGGCTGATGGGCGAAAACGGCAGGGATATCACCGCCGAAAAGACCAAAGCCACCAACCTGCAGACCCAGGTGAACGACCTGACCACCCAGCTGAACACCGCCAAAGACGGCCTGAAAGCCTTTGAAGGCGTGGACGTGGCCGACCTGAAAGGCCAGATCACCAAGCTGCAGGGCCAGCTGGCCGACCAGGCCGACAGTTTTGCTTTTGATTCCGCCCTGGACGGCGCAATCCGTGACGCGCACGGGCGTGACGTGAAGGCCATCCGCGGCATGCTGGATGTGGACGCGCTGAAAGCCAGCAAGGACCGCACCACCGACATCAAGGCCGCGCTGGATGCCCTGACCAAAGAAAAAGCCTGGGCCTTTGATGCTGCCCCCGGCGGCTACCCCAACGTCCGCGACGGCGGCGACCCGAACAAAACCCCAACCGGTTCCACGCGCGAGCAGTTCGCCGCGTGGTTTGACCAGGTGACAAAGTAAAGGAGCAAAAGTATGGCATCTATTGACATCAACCGCACGACTACTATTTCCCTGCCGGGCAGCGTTTCCGGCGAAATTTTGCAGAAAACCCAGGAATCCAGCGCCGTCATGGCACTGGCCCGGCAGATTCCGCTGCCCGGCCTGGGCGTAACCATCCCCGTTATCACCGGCGACCCCGAAGCGGGCTGGGTCGGCGAGACCGAGAAAAAGCCGGTCAAGCGCGGCACCCTGGCCACCAAGCAGATGACGCCCTATACCCTGGCCGTCATTGTGCCGTTTTCCAACCAGTTCCGCCGCGATGTGCCCGCCCTGTATGACCAGCTGGTGCAGCGCCTGCCCGGCGCTCTGGCCAAAAAGTTTGACCAGACCGTGTTCGGGGCGGTGGAAGCCCCCGGCTCCAACTTCGATACCCTGAAAGCCTGCACGGCCCAGAGCATCCTGACCAATGCCTACGGCGGTCTGGTTGCCGCCGATGCGGACATCGCCGCCCATGACGGCATTCTGAACGGCTGGGTGCTGGCCCCGCAGGGCAAGGCCATCCTGCTGAACGCGGTGGACGGCAATAAGCGTCCCCTGTTCATCAACAGCGTGGCCGAAGGCGCAGTGCCCATGATTCTGGGCGCGCAGGTGCGCCAGAGCAAGGGCGCCTACACGGCCAACACGGCCAGCGATGCCGCCGTTGTCGGCTTTGCGGGCGACTGGAGCCAGGCTGTATACGGCACCGTGGAGGGCGTGCAGATCGCCATTTCCGACCAGGCCACCCTGACCGACGGTTCCACCACCATCAACCTGTTTGAACAGAACATGTTCGCCGTGCGCGCCGAGATCGAAGTCGGCTTCCGCTGCGACACCACGGTGTTCAACAAGCTGACCGGCGCAGCCAAAACGGGGTCCTGATCATGATTGAATTCAAGAACCGCCTGACCGGCACCCTGATGGCCGTTGCCCCGGAGCGGGAAGCTGAATATCTGGCGGCAGGGCACACTCGCGTGGATCCCCCGGCGGCCGCCGCCCCGGCCAGCCAGCCCGCCGAAGAGCCCGCCGCCAAGCAGACCGCCGCCCCGGCTACGAAGAAGAAAGCCGCCGCCAGGAAATGAGGTGATGGCAATGGTCTATGCAACCGTGGAAGAGGTCGAAGCCGGGTTCCGCACGCTGAGCGATGACGAAAAGACGCTCTGCAGCGCCCTGCTGGCCGAAGCCGGCATTGTCATCGACGCATACAGCCAGGACGCCCCGTTTGAGCGCAAACAGCTGGTATCCTGCCGCATGGTGCGCCGCCAACTGGACGCGGGCCCCGGCGGGCAGGGCGCCGCCATGTACCCAATGGGCGCCACCCAGGCGTCCGCATCGGCGCTGGGCTACCAGCAGAGCTGGACGGTGTCCGGCGGCTCGGTCGGAGAGTTGTACTTGTCAAAGCTCGAAAAACGGCTTCTGGGCGTCGGAGACAAAATCGGTGCCCACAGCCCGCTGGAGGACTTATGCTGAAGGGTATCGACATCATCCTGTACGAAAAGACCAAGACCGGCGAGGACGCTTTCCACGCGCCGATCTACACTGAAACACCAGTCACTGTACGCAACGTGCTGGTGGGCGAACCGGCTACGGAGGACATCGTCAACGATCTGCAGCTTTACGGCAGGCGGCTGGCCTATACGCTGGCCCTGCCCAAGGGAGACGCCAACGACTGGCACAACGTGACGGTGGAGTTCTTCGGGCAAAAATTCCGGACTTACGGCGATGTGGTGCAGGGCATTGATGACCTGATCCCGCTGTGCTGGAACAAGAAGGTGAAGGTGGAACGGTATGAGTAAATACAAATTCGAGCTGAACCGTTCCGGCGTCCGCGCTCTGCTGCGCTCGGACGAGGTGAAGGCAATCCTGAAAAGCAAAGCCGATGCAGCGGCGCAGGCGTGCGGGAATGGTTACGCATCCGGCGACTATCTCATGCCAACCCGCGTGGTAGCCCGTGTTTCTGCGGTTTCGGCCAAAGCCAAACAGGACAACCTGAAAAACAACACGATCTTGAAGGCGCTGAAATGATAGAGAAAATCGCAATAAATCACCTGAGCACCGTCCTTACCGTGCCGGTGTACATGGAGATCCCGGAAAATCCGCCCAACACGTTTGTGCTGGTGGAGAAAACCGGCAGCAGCCGCACCAACCGGGTCAACCGTGCCACATTGGCCGTGCAGAGCTGGGCTGGCAGTTTGCTGGCAGCGGCCGAACTGAACGAACGGGTCAAGGCGGCGATGGATGAACTGGCCGGCATTGACGATGTCAGCGCCTGCCGCCTGAACAGCGACTACAATTTTACCGATACAACAACCAAACACTACCGTTACCAGGCCGTTTTCGACCTGGTTTTTTATTGAGAAAGGATGATTCACATGGCAAACGCATCCAATGTTACCACCGGCAAGCCCCAAAAAGGCGGTGCAATCTTCCGCGCCCCGGCGGGCACTACCCTGCCCACCGATGCAACCACCGCGCTGAATGCAAAGTTCGTCTGCTTGGGTTACTGCGGTGAGGATGGCCTGACCAACGCAAACAGCCCGAAAAGCGACAACATCAAAGCGTGGGGCGGGGATACAGTTCTCACTTATCAGAGCTCGAAAGACGATACCTTCACCTTTGTTCTGATCGAAGCGCTGAACCCCGATGTACTCAAAGCTGTCTATGGCGATGACAACGTGACCGGCACGCTGGAGACCGGCATCACCGTGAAAGCGAACAGTGACCCGCAGGAGAGCGCCGCGTGGGTCATTGAGCAGGTCATGCGCGGTGGCGCCCACAAGCGCATTGTCATCCCGTCCGCCGCCGTGACCGAGGTTGGCGACATCACCTACTCTGACGAGGATGCAGTGGGCTATGAAACCACCATCACCGCCACGCCGGACACGGACGGGAATACGCACTACGAGTACATCAAGGCGAAAGGAGAATCGTGATGATTGAGGGAAAAACCAAAAGAGGCTTTGCCTATGCCATTGCAGAAGAGAATGTAGACCAGGAATTTCTGGATGCATTGGCGGAAGCGGAGGACGGCCAACCGCTGAAAGTCAGCAAGGCGCTGCGCCTGCTGCTGGGGGAAGAGCAGCGCGAAAAGTTATACGACTACCTGCGCAATGACAAAGGGAAGGTTCCGATCGACGCTGTGATGGAAGCGTTTTATGACATTCTTTCCAATGACGGGACCGGCGCAAAAAACTCCTGATCCTCGCTGCGATGGTCCATGCCGATGAGGATGCGATGATCTGCGATTTTGCCGAAACCTACCACATCTTTGACTGGCGTGCGCTTCCGGTACGGCTGGCTGCCACCCTGGCGGCCGGCCTGCCGGAAACTTCGCGCATCCGCATGAAGATGGCGGGGGCTAAAATGACGGCCTCACTGCTGATGCAGGCAGCCATGGTGGACCGGTTGAGCCTGCTGGTCTGGATGCAGACCAAGGACGGGCAGAAAAACCGGCACCGCCCCCAGAGCGTTGCAGAGATGCTTACCGGCAAAGAAAAGCGCAGCACGGTACAGGCATTTAACAGCGAGGAAGAATTTTGGGCGGCCATCCGGGCCGCTGATGAAGGAAAGTGAGATCATGGCAGAGGGTACAGAACTTGGCAAGGCGTATGTGCAGATCATCCCGAGCGCCAAGGGGATCAGCGGGAAAATCAAGGAAGCGCTGGGCGATGCCCCGGCGCAGACTGGGGAATCCGCAGGGCAAAGCCTAGGCAGCCGTCTTGTCAGTACGTTCAAAAAAGTAATCGCTGCGGCCGGTATCGGGGCTGCCATTTCCAAGGCCGTCACCGAGGGCGCTGCGCTTGAGCAGAGCATCGGCGGCGTTGAAACGCTGTTTAAGGACAGTGCGGATACCATCAAGCAATACGCAGCCGTCGCCTATAAAACAGCCGGTGTCAGCGCCAACGACTATATGGAACAGGTGACGAGCTTTTCGGCTACCCTGCTGCAGGGCCTGGGCGGAGATACCGCCGCGGCGGCCAAGTACGCCAACCAGGCTATTATCCAGATGTCGGACAACGCCAACAAGATGGGCACCGATATGTCCGCCATCCAGTACGCATACCAGGGTTTTGCCAAAGACAATTACACGATGCTGGACAACCTCAAGCTGGGGTACGGCGGCACCCAAGCGGAAATGGCCCGGCTGATCAATGACAGCGGCGTGCTCGGAGACAGCGTTAAAGTCACGGCCGACACTGTCAAGGACGTGCCATTCAACTCCATCATCGACGCCATCCAGGTAATCCAGGACAACCTGGGTTTCACGGGAACCACAGCCAAGGAGGCGGCAACGACCATTTCGGGTTCGATGGCGTCCGTGAAGGCGGCGTTTTCCAACGTCCTTGCAGAGCTGACCCTGGGGCAGGATATTCAGCCCGCCCTGAACGGTCTCGCAGACACGGTAACGTCCTTCCTGTTCGGAAATCTGTTCCCGGCGGTTGGGAATATCCTCAAGGGGTTGCCGTCAGCCATTGGGACTTTTATAACCAGCGCCGGTCCGCAGATCAGCGCGGCCATTGGGCAGGCACTTGGAAGCATTTCCCCTGATTTGAGCGGCCTGTGGACTTCGATAAGCGGCAAGCTGGGTGGGCTATGGTCATCGCTGTATGGGGCAATGGCTCCGCTGTCCGGCCTGCTATCTTCTATGCTGCCGCTGCTTCAAAGCGTTCTGAACCTTGTTGATGCAGCACTTGGAAAAATTCAGAGTGCTGTATCGGAGATTGACCCGGCGGTGGAAGCGGCAGCACCCGTTCTGCAAAGCATTTTTCAGGAAATCGGCACATTTGTGCAAAACCATGCGGACGGGCTAGTTACCGCGTTTGCATCCATTGGCGCAGGGCTTGGTGTGTTCAAAACGTTGACCGGGCTTGGTGCTCTTTTGGCTCCCGTTGTGTCTGTCATTACCAGTGTGGTCACGGCCATCACCAGTGCGACCTCGGCGGGTGCAGCCTTTGGCGGGGTAATCGCTGCGCTTGGGGGGCCTGTGACGGTGGTAATTGGTGTCCTGTCTGCACTTGTTGCAGGGTTCATCTACCTGTGGAACACCTGCGAACCGTTCAAGCAGTTTTGGATTGACCTGGGAACTAATATTACCAACTTCGTGAGTAATGCGGCCCAGGCGATCGTGAACTTCTTTACGGTAACCCTGCCAACCGGCATCCAGAACGCCATGACGTTCATCCAGCAGCTGCCCGACAATATTTCGGCCTTTTTCTCTCAGATCCCCTATATGGTCGGCAATTTCCTGGGCCAGGCACTAGGCACGCTGGCAAGCTGGGCGGTGCAGCTGCCGGCGCTGGCAAAACAGGCGGCGAGCACATTTCTTACCAATGTCGTGGCATTCTTCTGCCAGCTGCCGGGGAATACCCTGAAATGGCTGACCACGGCCTTGACCAATGTGGCCCAGTGGGCTGTTCAGCTGGGGAAGAAAGGCACCGAAGCGGCCAAGACACTGCTCAACAATGTCGTGAACGGCCTTATGCAGCTGCCCGGCAAATTGCTTGATATCGGCAGGCAGGCCGTGGAAGGTCTGTGGAACGGTATCAAAGCCGCAGCCGGATGGTTGCAGGATCAGATCGGCAGCTTCGTTTCCGGCATTGTCGATGGATTTACCAGTGCGTTCAAAATCGGCAGTCCGTCCCGCATTATGAGAGACAAAGTTGGGCGTTGGATCACCCCCGGCATTGCCGAAGGCATCACAGGCAGCATGGGATGCCTGAAATCCGCGATGACTGATGTGCGTGACCTTGTGACCGGGCAGATGGCGGGGCTGCAGACAGGGGTGTCTACCGCGCTGAGCGTTGATCCTGCCTGGGCCGTGCCGACAGTCTCTCCTCAAAGTAGTGGGAGCGTGCAGCCCGTCACGTTGGACGAACTCGCCGACCTGGTCACGCTTATCATCCAATCCATCCGGGAGAATGGTGGCCCCATCATCATCGGCGATGAGGTCATCGGCCGCGCCAACGACCGATACCGCCAAAATCGCGCAATCATGACAGGAGGAATGGCATGAAAGCATTGAAGCGCACATCTCTCTTGCAAATCGACAGCCATCCCCTACCGGTTCCCACCGGCTCCCCCACCATCAAGTTTTCGGACGTTGAGAGCAGTGACAGCGGCGCCGACGAGATGGGCGTCTACCATCGTGAGGTGCTGCGCTATGGCGTGCTGACCGCCTCGCTGGAATATTCCTACCTCGATAACGCCGACTGTTCCTACCTACTCGGGCTGCTGCAAAATAAGACCACATTCCAGTTTACCTGCCCTATCCCCGGCGACGCCGCAGACGTGGCACAAACAACCACCCGCACCTGCTACTGCTCCAACTACGGGGCGGCCCTACAGCGGCTGAAAACCGGTGTTTGGCGGGACATGGATCTGGAAATCAAAGAATGTTAAAGAGGTACCTGAATGGTTAAGAACATCCTGGTGCTGGATGACGGCACCGAGATTGCCGCCGGAACCGTTGGTCAGAATGCCATCCTTTCCCTGACCTGTACCGAAACCGTATCCAAAACCACCGACCTGTGTCCCGGCGCAGCCTGCTCCAATAAGCTGGAAATCACAATCTGGGTGGAGCCGGGAACCGATCTGCCGATTACATCCGGGACCCGGCTGACCCACTACCGGGAGACATCCGGCCAGCGCACCCTGGCGGGCACCTACTGGGCAGTTAAACCTACCAGCCAGACCCGCAACACCTACAAAATCTACGCCTATGACGCAGTCTCCCTGCTTGATGGCGTACAGTCTACCTGGCTGCGATCCATCCAGGATCAGTTCCCGATGACATTGTGGAAATTCGCCGGGCTGGTAGCACAGCGGTGCGGCGTAACCATTGTCAACAGCTCCCTGCCCCGCAATGGAACCTATTTGGTGCAGGCCTTTTATGCCGATAATCTGACCGGCCGCCAGCTGCTTGCCTGGGTGGCCGAAGCGTCCTGTACCTTTTTGCGGGCCACATCGGACGGGAAAATCGAATTTGCCTGGTACACAGATTACAGTACATCGCAGAGCATCGGGCCAACCGTATACATAAGGGACGGCCTGTCGCATGACAAGTTTCAGACCGCGCCGGTCGTCAAAGTACAGATCCGGCAGAGCGATGACGACGTGGGTGTGCTGTATCCGTCCGATGAGAGTGGATCAAATGCCTTGGTTATCCAGGGCAACCTGCTGCTGACATCCGCCACTGCGGATGCGCTGAAGCCGGTCGCGCAGGCGATATTTGAAACGATGCAGGGCGTGACCTACACACCACTCAAAGTAACCGTCCCGGCGGATTTTCCCCTGCCCGCGCCTGGAAACATTGTATCTGTCACTGATGCCCGCGGAAACGTGCTGAGTTCCTATATCATGAACCGGACAATATCCGGTCAGCAGGTCACGCTGGAATCCACCGGCAACGCCACACGGGACGGAACCGCAGCCGTAAATGAGCAGAGCTACAAGAACCTGACCGGCAAAATGCTGGAGATCAAGACCAGCGTGGACGGCCTGGAAGTAAAGGCCAGCGACCTGACC